TTGATTCAGAAAGAGTCTACGTTGGAAAGCGGATAGATATTCGCTTGCTTCAGGACGTCATTCACTTGCGCATAAAGTTCCTCCAAGGTTGAATCGTTGATAAGGTGATAAGTCTGATGCGAGGCGTGAAAGTCAATACCAGCTTCAGACGCATGACCGGGAATTCCAACTGTACCATCAGCTCCAGGCCGTGTCAAGTGGATAATGATGCCACCTTGAGCGATGATCCAATCGTACTCGTTCTGGAATCTGACGTCGCTGATTACTACCACATCATCGCTATCATACTCGGCCGAGTCATCTTCCCCTCGCAAGGTCATAATGAGACGGTGAATCCAGAAGTCACTTTCGATTCCAGGAATCAGCTTGGGCAGTGTCTCACGGACCATTTCTGTTCCGAAGAACTGCGCCATCTGGCGGGGACTCACGCCCCAGTATTTATCGTGGCGCTCTTTCCATTCGCGGTCATCAAAATCTTCCGGATCCAGGCCGAACAATTTGGCGGCGGCTTGCTTGAGAACTTTCGCGAATGCTAGCTTCCAGGTGTTATCGTGGTTCAGATGGATATACGAGGCTACTGTATCTTTTCCTGAGCCGGCATGTCCACAGATACCGATGAGTTTGCATTCTACTGATGGGAATGGTCGAGAAGATGAGTTCATTTGGTGGGTGTTCCTTGTTTCGTGGCTGCATCCATCTTTGCCTTCAGAGCTGCAAGTCCGGAAGCGGCGGCATTGGCAGGAGTGTTTGTTGTTGCGGGGTTGGTTGTTGGTCGCTCTCCTTTGAAGATTGGGATGAGGCTAGCTTCTTGCTGATTCTCAAGTACAGCACCGCTTCTACTTCCAGTAAGGATGTTACCGCTGTACGCAGTGGAACTACCAGCGACGTGTCGCTTGTTCTTAATTTCGCAGTAGATAACCTCGTCGAAATATTTCGCAGTATTCCTGCTAAAGTTTCGAGTTCCTGCTGTGGGCACAAGTTTCTCTTTGCCATCTTCCATCTTCACTTCGGTTTCGTGGCTGATACATACAACATGGAAACCAGCTTGTTGTACATGAGAGAGGAACACATCCATCAGCTTGCCAAGATTACCCCAATCATCATAGTCTAGTTTGTAATCTTCCGGTTGATTCTTGGTGATGTGTGCGATTGCACTGTTCGTAAGTTGGGTGAGGCTGTCGAATACTACAACAGTATCTAGTGGGAGTTCGGACAGACAGACTTCGACGGACGGAGTTTCTTCCGGAGTCTTTGCACAGAGCATGCAGTTCCACTTACCATGCGCCTCACAGATCTTTCCCTTCGCGCCCTTAATTGCCTTCAGGCAAGTTTCAATGGCGATTGGATAAGATCTGGTGTCGCGCAGACTGATGACTTCGATTCGTTCCTGCTGTTCTGGCGGCAGTTGCAGGAGTGTGTCTATTCCGGCCTCCAGGTCGAACCAGATTAGATTAAATTCTCTGGACAGTTCACCTGCTAGTTTGGTCTTGCCGGATTTAGGAGGCCCGAACAATAGAACCCGATGAGATTTTGCGGCAATGCGTTTGGACAGTTTCACGGTGTTACCCTATTTAGTCTTGCATACTCTTTATGAAAAACTTTTGCAGCTCTATTATACGCAGCGGCTGCGGAAAGTTCATCTACAAATCTACCTAAATGCATAGTACCGCTGTCAAGTGTAATCTGGGCTTTCCAGCGGCCTGTAGTTTTGCAGTATGAAACTCCTTTATAAGTAGATGTTCTTCCTTCATTGTTCTTAGCTGAACTGTTGCGCATATTACCGGAGCGTGTAGTTAGTCTAAGATTTTCACGGCAATTATTTAACGGATTGCCGTCAATGTGATCGACATGCAGATTATCTGGTGCAGATAGTATCTTCCTGTGGAATCTCATTGTATTATTGTGCCCAGGAGTTCTAGCTACAACATATCCATTGGAGTAGCACCAAGAGTACATGCTGGCTATGGCTCGATCTTGTTCTGAGAATTGAAATTCTAGTCCATTGGATAGTTGTTTGCTGGGCATGGTATCGTCCTATTCTCCAATTCCTAGCTTCTCTAGCTGGGTTGTTAACAGGTCATTCATACTGATGACCACCTGATATTCAGTCTTATCCTCTTCTTCTGGAGTACAAGGTTTCGTGAGATAGTCGGTAGACAGTGTGCACGTCTGGAAGAACTCACACTCTCGGAAGAAGCTGTAGCAGGATTCACCGTGCATTGGATACACGCCTGCATCTTCATACATCTTGATCAGTTCCACATCTAGCAGTAGTTCTCTGATCCAGAGTGCTCGTTGCAGGTATGTTTTAGTGAACGGGATCGGATTGTACTCACGATTCTTAGTTGTGTAGATCAGGTATAGAACTTCGTACGCGCTGAGTTCCGGGAACAGATGATCTAGTACTATCGAGTACCCAATCGCCTGCGCGGAGTTCTTATAGCTGGCGGGGTTCAGTGCGGAAGATCCGGTAGTTTTGCACTCCAGAACTAGAATCTTACCTGTGATTCGATGGCGGAGGACCGCGTCGACAAAACCACGAAGGCGGAAACCGTCAGGGAGCAGAATACAGAAGGACAGTTCGCAGGCAGGACGATCTTGGTAATACACAAGTTCGTATTCATTCAAAAATCCTTGTTCACGGAGGGCGAGGAATCTATCTAGTGCGGTGACGGCTTCCCAGAAGCTTTTGTTTCCCTTGTCATCGCGCGCCAACAGATCAGTGTGCCACATCAGGAACATGCGCCAGATTATTTCATCCTTGCTGAGACCAGTGAGCGCAAGTTGGATAGCTTCTCCGACGACATGGCCATAGGAGAAGGTAATGCTACTGCGCTGATCTTCCTCGGCGCGGTGAGTGGAGCGGACGCATAGTAAGTTCCCGGTGAGTACAGTTTGAATTCGCACTTGTCCAGCTTCAGGACAATGCGGACTTGATCATTGCGGATTGATATAGGTCCTCTCAAACGTGGGTACGTGAGATGAAACACGGTGAGCAGATGTTCGCAGACGGCACCAGCGGCAATGTATGGCAGCTTTAGCAGCTTCTTTGCTATCCATACCTTGTCTAGTCCCATGGTGTCTACCATTACATCTGGCCCCATGTTATAGTTAGCTCCATGGTTCGTTCGCTTTGACAGATCTCGTAGTGGCTTATCTTTAGTCTTGGCAGTGGAATCATCGTAGATAGATTCATACTGATGACCAAAGAAAGTAGACGCGTTATGACTGTGGAAGTCGCGTGTTCCTGAGACGGCGGCAATGAGGTTAGTATCGCCCGAAATGTACGCTGTGTCTCGGGATTCAGCTTGCTCCAAATCTGACTCGCCCAGATAGAATCCGTCATCGGCACATATTGTTGTCTTAGTGTGGGAAGGCTGACCAGGCTCTCCTCTAGGAACATTCTGAATCTGTAGCCCGCACCAGAAGTGATGCTCTCTACTTGCCAACCGTCCAGGGTCAGTTCCGTGCGGATTGAGGCTGTAAAGGATACGTCCATGGAATTCCTTTGCTCCGCCCTCTAGGCGACCAGTTGATTTCTTAACTTCTCCATCGCTGTCAAGACGGAGGTAAGTTGTTGCAAGCTTCCGGAGTCCTCGGATGGTGAGAATCTTATCGAGGATACGCGCATTAAGCGGATGGCGCAGCTTGGCTTTCGCAATGTCTTTCTCGTTGCTGGATTCGATATCACCGCAGCCCAGAAGTTGGAGAAGCTTTTTGACCTGTACGGGAGAGCCTGGATTGAACGTGGGCGCTCCCAACATTTTCTGCAGGCTAGCAAGTTCTGCCGATTCTTCCGCATCAACTTGTGACCTAGCTTTGATGAGTGCATCCTGATCTCTCCGCAAACCTGTCATCTCTGCAAGCAGGCAAGGGAACACCAGAGGGAATTCTAGTGTATAGTTCCTTCGGACCCAGTCTGGTGCGGAACATAGCTGCTGAATCCAAACATTTGCAGTGGCCCATGTGTCCATTGCATTGTACTTATAGTACTCAAAAAGGTCTGTTGTTTCCGCCAGATCCTTCCAGTATACCACCTTTCGTAGAAAGAAGGCATTAAGGAAAGCAAGATCTTTTGGTAGCTCGGAATACCAACAGTGAAAGAAATGCTGAGTGTCCCAGAGCCAGTTTTTAGGAGGTGCATTGTAACGTAGCAGGTAGGCATTGTCATACTTCCCGTTTTGGAATATCTTCTGGGCGGGCAGATCATTGATCTTCCGCATCCAGTACAGGTTATATACGCTATCTAGTGGGAGGACATAAGCACGAGTGTGAAGTACGCCATCAGTGCCAATGAAAACACCGCAATAGCCAATGCACCGGATAGATAGCGGGCTCTGGAATGTTTCGATATCGGTTGCGATTGCATAGGCGGTAGATAGATCGTGGTAGGCAGATTCAATTCGGGCGGCGGTGTCTAGAACTGACCACTGAAATTGGGTCGCTTCGGACCAAGACTCGGTTGCGCATACCTTGCTGATATACCTTGCGGCAAGGAACTTACCGTACGGAACCGTGAACAACTGCCGGAGTGGATCAATGAATACGATTTCGAGATTCTTGTAAGTGAATACCGAACCTGCATAGTTGCTGATAGACTTAGGGACCACGGTAGATCCGTGTCGCTCCACCAGTTTCTGGAGAAGGGGGACGGATGTAGACACCACTCTGGTTGCATTCTTGCGCTCACAATACATCTCCAGATGAGTTAGCAGGCTGATTGGTTCCAGGCAGACATAGGTAGTGTGGCCGTTATACATTCCCTTCATGTACGGAATGTATTCCTTGTCGTCTGGTGTACCTATGAATGCGCAAGTGAGTGTGGTGGTTGCCATTTTGTTGGTTATTCGGACGAAGGGAAGCACTAACGAATACACCCGCCGAGAGAACTAACTCAGGACGGGTGCAGGATGTTAGGACTAGCCGATGGTCAGGCCACTTTCATCTCAACGATATCGGTATACGTCTGCGTCTTCTCCTTATTCTGCCGAGTGCGTGTGACAACTGCAACAGTAGCACCTTGCAGATCGGCGATAAGTTCACGATTGCTCTTGGCACCGAAGTGTTCAGCCGCAGATGCCAGCAGTTTCTTGAAGCTACCTTGACCAATCGGATTGTCCAGCAGATACAGCACACTGGTTTCCGCGCCAGCAACAAGCGGCTGATCATCGGAATTCGCCAGTTCAAGAGTCTCAACTGCCTTCATCTTGACTTCGAAACCAGGATGGTTATTCACGCGGTTCTTCGGAGCAGTCTTGTCGACGATCGTCAGAATTACAGCATGAGTGCCAGCAGGAAACGGCTTGAATTCGGGCAGGTCGGAAAGGTCATCAAGTGTTCCATCGAGCAGTGCGTCAACATCAAAATTGTCTTGTGCCATGATAGTGTTCCAGTTAGTTACAGAGAGGGTAGGGGAAAGAGAGGGTTGATTCAGAAAGAGTCTACGTTGGAAAGCGGATAGATATTCGCTTGCTTCAGGACGTCATTCACTTGCGCATAAAGTTCCTCCAAGGTTGAATCGTTGATAAGGTGATAAGTCTGATGCG